TATTTTTCCCATTTTCTTAATTGCTCGTGAAATTCCCAAACAAGCAACGCCCAATCCATGGCTTTTGATGCTACACCATATTGTTCTTTATCTGCTGGTAAGTCAAATTCGAGGATTGCTTTCATTGGTTCATCGCTGGTAAAATGTAATCGTATTTTCCAAGACCTGAGTCTATACTAATTTGTAATGCACCTTGATCGGAAAACTGCATAACACACATACCTGACATACCTAATTTAAGAATGGCAAGTACTTGACTTAACGGCCAACTCCAACCTTGACTAAGAGTGCCATCAACATTTTGTGCAAAAGTACGTTTACCGAAATGTCCGCCACTATCAGCAGACCCAATGCTAAAAACTAAACTTTTGTTGTCAGTTTTAGCACTAAATGTTGGTGTAATTGAACTATAAATGTTTGCTACTGCACCAAGTTCACTAACACGTGGTTTGCTTGGTTCAATAGTTACATCCCAATTTACGCCTTTAAACTTTACTGTCTTTAATTGTTGTTCAACAATTTCTTTACTCATAAAACGATATTGGTCATTGTTACCAAATGTATCTCTAAACGTAATACTTTCTGGCTGTTGCTCACCGTTTCTTTCTCGCATACTAACTTCTACAGTTGCATCATCTGCGACGTAACTCTCTAAGTTAATAATACCACTAAGGAAACCCAAGTTACCCATTCCAAATTCACCTTTAAATTCAGCAACTGGTGTATGAGTTGTTGCATTAACAATAACGGATTTGTCTACATCCATTGCTTCAAATTGGGTAACTTCGTCAGTGCCTTTAACTTTAACACTATCAATGAATCCTAACCCAGCAGTATGATTAACTAAATCACGAATAATATCTTTCATCTTTGCCTTTTATGTAGATTGTGAGTTGCTTATATTATAGCATACTCGATAATCGAAGTCAAACGACCTCAAATAATGAACTAAATGTATTTGCTTGCTTCGTTGCTTGCAAATCCCAATCAAGTATTCCAATTAGGTTTTCTATTTTGTTATCAATAATTGTTGATTCCATATGAGCATGATCAAATGGTAAGTCTTTATACCATTTTGGTAAATGTAATTCATCAATTGGATACCCAATGCTCTTAACATTCATTGGATTGTCTTTAAGTCTGCATACAATAGTTTTCATACCATCAACGATGTTCATACTATACTGATCGCTATATGCCTTCTTTAACCTGTTCCAATTGATTGCGGCCATAACATGACCTACACCACATTTACCTGTTTTGTCGTACTGTTTTGTGTACTTTGTTAAGTTGTTAACACGTTTTGGAGTTCCTTTCTCCCATCCTGGCCTGTCCTTAAATGCTTTCCTAAACTCAAGTATTCGGTTTCTTATATGCATTTCATCACTGCCTTGTAATACGTCTTTCAAAAGGCTTTCCAAAAACTCTTGCATAAACTCTGGCGTATCACTACGTTTAAGATCTAATCCCATTGCTTTAAGTTTACCTGGCTTGCCCTCTTTGTCTAAACGCTCGCCTTCATTGTCATATACCAACAAACCATATCGTTTCTTTTTAATGAACAGTCCACGTTCAGCAACAACTTCCCTACCAGCCGCAATAATTTTGCCATGATCAATATCAATGCCATGCATAGTTCGCATAAACTCTGGAAAACTATCATTAACTTGTTCACATACAGCGTCATATAATTCAATGGCTTTGTCTTTATTCCACTCTAGTTCGCCCTTGTCTATCTCTTCTTTAAAAATTGGCCATGCGGTAAAGTATGCACTATCAGTATCGCCATATATAATTGCATCACCCTTATGATTATATTCTCCAGTCAAACTCTCATTTAACTTTGCCGCCATGTGCTTTGCAATAGTTCTACCACCAAGTGTCGTTGATTGTCCCATACGAATATCGAAAAAGCGACTACCAACATTAAGCAAAGTACCATATAAACTGTTCAAGTTAATCTTCTTAATCAACTGTCGCTTATCCCAAAACATTACTTCTTTCTCATCGTCTGCGTCACGTTTATGTTTTTGTAACACCTTACGTTCAGCATACCAACGCTCTAGCAATCCTGGAATAATGCCTTTTTCATCATATCTAAATATAGTTCCGTTCGCAGTTAGTCCCCATGGATTACCAGACAAATGGATTAAGTCAAATATTTGAGCACCTGTCATGTTAACACTACTGCCATCTTCAAAATCAACAATCATTTCTTCAGCAATGTCTTTGTTATTGACAAGTTCAAACTCAATCGTATCAAATCTGTCTGCCCATGCATCAGCAAATCCAACTGCTTTAGCATTTACGCCTTCAATTTGGTCTTCTATATATGTGTTTGTTCTATCTAAACGTATTTGCCCAATCAATGTTTCAGTACTCATATTCATTGCACGTATTACACTTGGATATAGACTGTTTAAGTCAACACTTCCGATCCATTCATGCAATCCGGTTTTTGGTTGTGCTACATACGCACCAGCCGCAGTTTGATCTTTGTTTCCTTTATTTTTGTCTGGTACTTGTAACCCTTGTGCCCATGCTTCGTTTATTACTGCTTGGTCACCAACTGCAACTGCACCTAATGTTGTTGGAAGTAATACTGTATTATCATGTGCAAGTACGTTTGCTAAATCGATGTACTGGTTCTTTTCATCAATTTTAACAAGCATCATAACGTCTTGTCTGTTGTACTCAATAAACTTCTCAAAGTCATTATTGTATAATTGATCAAGTGTGCCTTCATATGGTATTTTGTTTTCACCTATTTCAATTTCACCTACATGATCTAATCTATAACTATGTAATTCGTGGTATGTATATTTGCGATACAACTCTAAGTAATCTAAATGTACTTTGCCACATAATACATACCCTTGTTGTTCCTTGCCAAACTTTTCGTAAATTTTCTCTTGTGGATATTGACCCCATAAGCAAAGACCTCTTGTATGTTCTTTACCTATTATTCGTGTTATTCTGTTTACAATATATGGAATATCATATCCTTCTGAGTTCCAACCTGAAAATACATCAACATCATCAACCAATTGAAGAAACATTTCTAACATTTCTTCTTCTGAATCACAAAGCATCGTATCTTCAAAGTTATCACAAATACTTTTTGCTTGCTCAGTATCCATTTTGTCTGGCTTAATAACTAATGTGATACATCGCTTCATCCAGTTCAAATAAATTGTAATTGCAGTAATTTTATTGAATGGATCTTTTGGATCACTAAAGCCTCGTTCTTTATCAAAGTCTACCTCAATATCAAGAAAACATATATGCAATTCTGGTGCTTCCTTGCCTAAGTAATTTTCAGACAAACACCTAAAGACTGGCTTTATATCAGATTCAAATAGCCGTTTGTGGCCATACATCCGTTTTTCTTTTTGGAACACTTTTCCACTATGATGTGAGACTTGTGTTAATGGAGTACCAAAAATACTTTTGTACTTTCCTTTTTTATCGTTGTAATATAAAACATAACGTGCTGGATATGTTTTATAATCTCGTACACCATTAATACGCTCAACAAGCTCAATACAATCTCTGTCAGTATCGTGAAATGCGTCTACATAACTCATAATTAAAAGTTCTCTTCAAGTAATATTGCGTCTGCGGCTGAGTTTGGAACCGAACAGTACCCTATCTTTTCGTTCTCAATTTCCTCAATGTGTGCTTCACATTTTCTTAGTAGTTCCATGGCTTCATTATTAGCACCTACTAAGTGTTCAATTCGTTTAACATATTTTTCTGTTGCATCTTGTAATTTCTTTTCAAAAAATACGTTCTTTTCTTGGAAAATTTCTTCTTCTATTTGTTGTCTTATGACTTCTTCGTGATGTTGATGTTTATTTTTAATCCGTTTTTTAGTCATTGTACCTCTAATATCCGTATATGTCGTCCTTAATAAAGTTAAAAGAAAATGATATGCGCCTATTGTCTGTAGTGTTCGCCTCAACATAATGATCGAGCCAAGCCGGAAATAATACAAGCATACCCTTGGTTGGTGTACATTTAAAGCCACTAATGCTTAAATCATATTGTTTATTATTGCAGAAAACGATGTCACCGTCAAGTCCATTTGTGCTATAATAGTAACTACCAGACAAAAGTGCCTGATCGTCCGGACCTGCTAGATGGTCATGTGTAAATTGGTATTGGGTCTTTTCATATACGTTAACCCATGAATCGGCTAATTTTATTTTTGCATGTATATCAAATGCATCAGCCAAATATCGTTTACATTTTTGTGTAATAATGTATTCAACCTCCCCACGCCCTTCAAATAGTTTGTTTACATTTTCGTTGCGAAAAGAAGTTGAAACATTTTCAGGCCAGTTGTCAGGCTTACCAATGCTATTAATATCCATGGTGTCCCAAATTTCACCGAAACTTGTCTGTAGTTTTTCATAGTTAATCGGATCTTGATTTGGTGTACATTCACAGTATATTTTCACAGGAAGTATATCCCTGACAAATAACCCAGTTGTCATGCCGTCCGCCCAACAGCCTCAAGGATTCCTTCAAGTTCTTCAAATGAATCCTTTGTCTTTTGGAGTTCGGCTTTGTAAGCAATACGGATTGCTTTGTTAAGGACACTTGGCTTAAGGTCCATTTCTTTAGCAATGGCATCTACTGTATCTTTTAACCCTTCACGTAAATCTTCTATCTCACGTGTAACAGTTATACCTTCACTAACAATTTGTTTTAATTTACTGGTATCGGTTGTACCAAAGGCTCTACTCATCTTTCTCCTTTGTCATTTCTTCTGCATGAAATTTTCTTGGTTTGTTTGGGTGCTTTATGCGATATGCGGCAAGTCGCTCCAAATATAAGGCATCAAGTTGATCCTTCATTTCTGGATTAACCCATCTGTCGAGCCAATCTGCATAATAAGGATCTTTGTAACATGACTCAGTTCCACGAATCATTTTGAGCGTCAGGTTGCCTACGTCCGGCGCATTTTTAAACTCTTCCTTAATCTTCTTTTTGTACTTTAGTTTTTCTTCTTTTTTTACTGATCTTAACAAATGTTTCCACTGGGGTGAGCGTTCCATGGCATCACCACTGGCTACATATTTGCCCATTAGTTACCTCCTCTTATAAAATTAAGAATGACTTCCGGTGTGGTTTCAACATACGGATCATAATCAACAGAAACATTATCGTCAAATCCATCTTCTTCAAAGATACGTTCAATGACTCCGTTGTTAACAACCATAGCATATCTCCAACTTCGTTCGCCAAATCCGTTTGGTTTCTTTTCACAAAGAAAACCCATTTTGCGAGTAAAGTCACCATTTCC